ATAGAAACCCACTCTCTAAAGTTTTCTCTAGTACCAGGAAACCAACCCGTAGTGAGCATACCGATCAACCACAGCATTAAGATCTCATCTTTATAACTTTGATCCTGGCTTTTAATTCTAGTTATATCTACATCTTTAGCTGCCTCTATTTCAGCAGCTCTAATTACTTTTGTCTTTTCTGCTTTATGCTTGAAGTGATCTGTTGCTTTATTAATAACCATTTTAGTTAATGGGTTATTAAATATTTTTAATAGATGGATCATGCAGCGCAGCTCCTCATTATTCCAGCTAGCTCTTCACATCTTTTAGTAGTTTGTTTATGCCAGGCACTATCAATCATCTCATCTGCAGCTTTGTTATAGTCTGCAGCTCTGATACCCTCCCACATCTTTTTAAATTTAGATACTCGAGGCTTACCAAGTTGAAAGCACATCTCGCAAATCAATCCTCTAATCGTAGTAAATTTTTCGTTTGGATCTATATCTGCCAACAGCTCATCAGCTGAGCTTAAAGCAATTTCAAAATCTTTATCAAACACAGCGTCAAGCTCCTCTTTAGAATACTCCACACCCTCAACAAAGTTATCGGTATCCAACACCAGATGACCATAACCAATTGTAGCAAAACCAAGGCTATCGGAATAGACAGAACGCCTAAACCCCTCGTGTTGCTTAATTCTTTCTTTAATATCTTCCATAAAATCCTATATGTTCTTCGGGTCAAAATTAAGTATTTTAACACCTAGTCTCTTTTGTTCAGCGGTTCTACCTCGTGCAATCTTCCAACCATTACTACGAAAGTTTTGTGTCTTGACATCATAAGTATTGATCTCCTTTGTCTTAGTGTTCAAAGTTAAAATATCTATGGGACCAGTACCGCCAACTGGTACAAACACAATCAAGTCTGGATTTTTAGCAAACTCTGCAGCTGCTAATAATTCATTAGATAAACCTACAGCTCGGGTTTTTCTATTTCTGAAAGAAGTAGAAGATTGAGCCAATGATGCCTCCTATAAGTACGATGATGGCTGCTGCTCCTCTTCCTTTATTCATAAATGTTTTTAATTCTTTTATATCTTTTCGCATTTCGTCTATTGCTTTAAATAAAGTTTTCATTCTCTCAGCACAGACTTTTTCATGGTAAGAAATTCTTATACCATTTGCGTCTTCAACATTAGACTTAGTAGATCTTCTTTTTTTAGATTTCATTTACTCTCTCCCAGGTACAAGAAAACTTTACAAACACCTCATATTTTTTAGTGTCTTCCTTACCTACTTCTATTTGTTTTTTGGATGCCTCTTCATAACCACTCATTAGACAATCATACATAGTGTCATGGTAAGAAAGAGGATGTGGATCTAAACACATTGAATGTATGTTGCTGCACATAATCATAGTCAGCAACACTTTCATTGAATTATAAAACTATTGTATCTGCCTCTTCCGCAGTTAAAGCCTCTCCAGCTATTAACTTTGCTTTAGCACTAGCTTTTAGATTATCTTTATTAGTTTGTTCAGTTTCTAATTGCTCTTTTAAAGCTACTGCGTTTTGGTCATCAGTTTCTTTTTGAGCAATTTCTTCAGCAGTCATATCTACTAAAGTTCCCTCTGTATCTCCTAAATTAACTATTAATTTTTTCATATATTCTCCTTAATGTTTAATTCCATAAATTGACACTCTACCTCTATCAAAAGTAGAACCATAAATTCTAAAACCAGTCATTGCAGTAGTTGGTCTATAAGCCCAAGCTCCATTTACTAAAGTTAATTTATTACCATTATCTCTATAGTAAGTTTTTAAATGACCCCATTTTGAATTAGCACTATCCCATGGTCTTGCAACTTCCATTGTTGTAAAAGCCCCATAACTATCTCCAGTTCCAGCGCTATTTCCTGCAGGATAAGTCAAATAAACTTCTCCATGTGAGTTAGACGCATATTGACTTAAAGTATCTAATGAGGCACTAGTAGTCATTCTAGGTTGCACACCCATTTGGTAATAACTACTCCCAGAAGTATCAACAGTGTTTGTTCCAGTTATGGCTCTAAATTGAATATTAGAACCAGTAGTACTAGGATATACAGATATAAATATTTTGTAAAATTCATAATCAGTACTGAATACTGACAAGAAATCAATTTCAGTTGTATTTGATGTGACATTTGTTGAGCCTAGTTTTACAAAGTCAGATGATACTGTTCCCCAACTAGGATTTGCACCAGTACCACCAGTTTGTAAAACTTGACCAGAAGTACCCGCAGCTAGTCTTTGTAATCCACTGCCATCACGATATAAAATATCTCCCTGGGTAGTCAAAGTAGTTGAAATATCCGTACCACCTTGAGCTAATAAATTCCAATGAGATCCACTTGATACTGCGTTGCCAGTTGAGTTTGCAATACAGATATAGCTTGCTCCTCCGCTAGACACAACATCGTCTGGTGTGTATGCAGTTGAGTTATCGTATGGTCCACGCCACACTAATTTTATTTTACCCAAGTCAATTGTACTCATATCTTCTCCATAAATTATTTAATTGATTATTAATAGAAAACTTTATGTGAACAGATTAAACTGTTGCAATCAAGTTTCCGCTAGCATTTATGCTAAAAACAAAACCACTTGCAGCAAAGATAGTTTCATCAAAACTGTTGTAAGTAGTATTTGAAATATTATCTGCTCCTTGATTTGTAGTAATAACATTCAAATTGTTGCCATTTTTAACTAAGCCATAAACCTCAGCTGAGCTGGCATTACCAAATATTAATTCAGATCCATCATCTTTAACCAGGATTGCTTTACCAGCATTGGCTGAAAGATTACTTGCTATGTCTGCTATGTCTCTTGCTTTTGTCATATTTTATTTACCTCGCTGTACATGGTACGTTGTTTGAACCTACTAATGATTGACCAAATGCCATGTAGATATATTGTCCACCAGAAATATTACTATCTCCACCAGTACTTTTTAATTTAAAACCATTTGATAATAAATCTGCGTCATCTTCATCTTGTTCTGCAATATTTGAGTTTGGATATATTGTTCTATTTTCAACATTATAACCTAATCTTTTGTTGTCTAATAATTGCCAATTTCCTGTACTATTTGTTCTTTTAAGAATAACAAACGCAGGTTTAAATCCTGTATAAACAAATGTTCCATCAGTAGAACCATTACCAGTATAAGAACCAAACTTGCTATAACCAGTTTTTTCTGCAAAAGCATAACATATAACCTCACTACCATTTGGATTTACTTCATCTTGATTTCCCATAGTCCAAACAGTATTAGTTGGAGATGTATCATTCCAATAATTTGTTTGTATAGTTTTACTACCAGTCGTATTTAAAAGTATATGAGCAGTATTACCTAAACTTTTATGATACATAGTCCATTGTTGTCCTGATGTAGTAATTCTTTTAAAAATCATACAAGCAGGAACCACACCTAAACCATGTCCAACTGTTGCAGTTGAACCTGTTCCTGTAAATTTTGATATTGAAAAACCTGCTGTTGTATTAACAGAAGTGTATGTAGTGTTTATTGAGCCATCAGTATTTGAAGAACCTTGACCATTTGCTTTCCAATTCCATGATACATATGCACTTCCATTATTATTAGCACCTGCATTATCTCCTACTGAAAATCCATCACTTATAAAATTTGTAATTAAATTAGATACTGTTTGTTCTGCATTAGTTAAATTTGGAAATATTACTTTTGTTGCACCTCTAACAGCATCATTTGAGTTATGATGTTCTGTACCACTTCTTTGTTTTGTCCAAACCCAATCTGGTTGAAAGCCAACACCTGTAATAGATTGAGTTGAACCATTACCAGTATAAAGTTTAGTATTAAAATAATCTGTAGATTTATTAATTGTTGTGTATGCCATTATAAGTTTAATCCTGTTGTTGATAAAGCTGTGTAGCCAGTTGGTACATCATATTCAAATATTCCATTTCCACTTGCGTTAGTTCCTGCACTACTAATCTGCGTAGAACCGAAGTAGCCATTGCCAAAATTTATTTCGTGATTACCATTTTCAACAGAAAGACAAGGTATATAAAATTTTCCTGTTGGAAGTGTGTACATTGGATAAGCACCTGTTTCAGGATTACCATTTTCAAACCAAGTACCATTTTTACCAGAAAATAATTTTCCTGTATCGGCATCAAAACACATCATCATTATATCGCCAGAATTTAATGTACTTCCCCAATCGCTTTGACTATTATTATTTTGTCTTTTTGCAGAGCCATTATGAAAAAATTCCCAACCATCTACATATCTACTGCAAAAAGCATAGTTTTGATATGAGTGTTGAGTTATATTGTCAGCAGTACCATTAGCAAGTACAACTCCTAAACCATAATTACCAGAACCTCTTTTTAATTCCCAATAATATTTTCCAGTTATCATACCCATTGTTGCACTTGCTGATAACCATTGACCATTTACTGTTGCTTTTGTATTACCATGTGTAAGAACAAAATTTGATGGTTGATTATTTGTAAGAGGATTTATAGTACAAAAAACATTACTTGGACAATCTTCTGTTTTTGTAAGTGTACCACCACCTAATGTAAAATCATTACTGTTAGATGATTGGTCTGTAATCGTATTACCATCTTTTAAAATAAAGAAACCATTAGTTCCATAAGTCACACTTGGAGAAGTATTTATTTTCCATTCTCCAGTTGTACTATCTGTTGAACCAAATGCTGATGCGTCATAAGCTGTGCCATCTATGAAGTGAACATGAGACATTGAACCATTAAAATAAAATTGACCATTAAAGTTAGCACCACCATTTGATATATCATGTCTTACATTATTGTTAATTGTCATATCTGTATTCTGTGATGGAAAATTACCAGATAATGTTTCTTGTTCCCCATTGACAAAAATTTTTACCCTGTCGCTACTTGTGGCTTGTGTTGTATCTACTGCACAAACTAAATGATACCAAAAAGATGTATCTCTAAATACTCTATCTGTATTACAGTAAGTTTGATTATAATTATGGTTTAATTTGTCATTACCATCAAAATATATAAGATGAAATACAGTAGCACCAGAAGAACAAGCTAAAAGACATTGTTGAGTCCCTAATCCACTACTTCTTTTTATCCATGCACTCCATGTCCATTTTTTTCTGTTTCCTGCTGATGAAAAAGTTTTCGTTAGATAAGTATTAGCCATTAGTTAAATTGCGCTCCTCCTGTAGCTCCAAAGCTAGAAGTAAAACTAAAAGCTCTGTCTGTTGTTTGACCCTCTTGGTCTGAAATTCTAATTGTAAAATTATATTGAGTAGCTGCTGTACTACTACCGCCAAAATCTGTTGTCGTCAATGCGCCAGTTGATGAATTTAAAGTGACATTAGCAGTTGTAAGATTAGATCCTACTTCTGAAAAAGTTATTGCACTATCCGATGATCCAGCAATCGTTGCTACTGTACCAGAAAAATTCCCAGCAAAAGTTCCTATAGATCCCGCAGCTGTACTAAATGATGGAGCTGTCGATGCTGTAATAATAGCATTCGTAGATCTTGCTGCATTACCATCGTCAAGTTCTACTCTTACATAATAAGTACCAGATGCTAAAGTGACATTAACTGCAAGCGTTGTTGCGTTAGTTAAAGATATTGAGTTAGCCTGGGTAATAGCTCCAGTATCAGATTTAATAAATTCTACTTGAGGGATATTGCTAAAGTTGGTCCCAGTAATATTTATATTTGTAGCTGTAGCTGGCGCAATAGTTTGCGAAACATTTGCTACAGTAGGTTTTGTTTCAGCAGCATCTATCCAGGTTAATTGATTTGTTGAGTTTCCGTTTGTAGCTAAAACTTGATTTGCACTACCTACCGATGTTGGTAAAATTAAAGTATATGATTGACCCGCACTATGAGCTGGAGATTGTATTTTTACTCCATGAGAATTTTGGCTACAGTTTAAAGTTATAAAACCATCTTGAGAAGATCCATCTCCCTTAGCTGTTAATGCAGTTGCCTCAATAGTTTTATCAGAAATAGTAGATGGTAATCTTGCATTATTAATTGTACCGCTAGAAATATTTGCTGCGTTTATAGCTGCAACATTAAATGTTCCATAACCAACAACATCTAAAACATCGCCAGCAGATGCAGCTCCAGATAATAAAACTACTGAATTTCCAGATGTAATATTAATATCTGCTGCAGATAATCTTACGCCATTTAGATATACATCCGCAAATCCCGCATCATAAGCAAGAGTGTTTCCCGCACTATCAGAACCAGAAAAAGTAGTTTGACCAGCTGTAGCTGTGTAATTAAATCTAGCAGAAGTACCATTGATAGTAGAACCAGCTGCAGACCAACCACTAGATTTATAAACTTTTAATTCATTAGCAGATGTATCAAAATATAAATCTCCTACATTTAAAGATGATGTTGGAGCTGATGATGCTATTCTATAAACATCCGCAAAGTTTTGAACAGCTGATAAATTATTATTTACATTAGTCACAGCAGAGCTTGCTGCTGCTAAAGATGATAAACCAGAGATCCCAGCTAAAGTAGTTATTTCAGAATTTAATCCAGCTAGTGTTGTTAAGTTTGCATTTTGTGCAGCAAGTGTAGATATATTGTTTGTTGGAGATATTTGACCCGCAACAAGATTTACATTTGCTTGATCTGAATTTGATAATTGAATTTGTCTCCATTGTGTCCCAGACAAATCATAAACTTTCATTACATTGTTAGTCGTGTCAAAATATAATGCTCCGTCTGTAAGAGCTGCTCCATCATTATCTAATGTTGGATCTGATGATTTAGCTCCTAAAAATCTATCATCAAAATTATCTAACGCTGCCTCCGCTGCAGCTTGTGCAGTTTCGGCTGCTGTCTTAGCAGTTTCAGCATCGTTCTTATGAGATAAAGCTGATGCAGCAGAATTGGCTGCAGCTGTAGCATTAGTTGCTATTGAGCTTGCATCCAAGCTAACTTCTAAATCTCCGTTTGCATCAAAAGCTAATAATTTTCCAGCTCTTGTAGATGCTGTTTGTGTAATCTCAGATGACGCAATATCATTAGATCTTGAAATTTTAATAGCTCTATTTAATTCTTCTTGTAGCTCTTGCTGTTGTAAAGTTAGTTTATCAAGAGCTGCCTCATGTGTTTCAGCTGGAAACGGATCATTAGATATATAATCTGTTTCTTGAGTTAAGTTTGTATCTCTTAATAAAACTACAGCTATTCCAGTTCCTGGAGCCGTCACAAAATTTACTTGTCCACCAGCTGCTCCGTTATCTACAATAGAATAATGCGTTGTTATAGTTTGTACTGTTTCAGTTC